TAAAAACTTTCAAAATGAAAAATAAAAAATACACAACTAAAGAAAGATTTAAAATACTTGAATCTACAGTAGCAACTTTATATGTAGCAATAGAAAAACTTTCAAGAAGAGTTGATGTTGTTGATGAGTTCTTAACTAAAGCAACTAAAGACTTCAAAGAAGATGAAGTACAATAATGATTTTAAATATGATTTAAAGGTAGGTCAAGTAAAAGAAGAAGAACTTGGTAATATTTTTAAAAATAAAACAATAGAAGTAAAGTACGATTTACAAGCTCTTGAGACAAAAAACATATATGTTGAATATATGAGTAGAGGAAAAAAATCTGGCATAAGCACAAGTCAATCAGATTATTATTGTTTTTGTATTAGCAATACATTTCATTTAATTGAAACAAAAGAATTAAAAGAAAAATGTAGAAAGTATCTTAACACAAATAGAGATAAAAAAGGTGGAGATAATGACACATCAAAAGGAATATTATTACCTATAAATGAATTGTTTTAAACAAAATTGTTTATATTTACACAAAACAAAACAAAATGAAAAAAGAAATAACAGTAGAATATGATAACATAGCTTTAGTTGTTGTAGGAGAATATCAAAAAGGTCAAGATGGTAGTTATATGTATCCAGATTTTAGTAGTGATTTTAATTGTTTTAAAGTGCTATGTGGAGGACAAGACATTATAGACATATTAGAACAAGAAGTAATTGATGAGTTAGAGAATCAAGCCATAGAAATAATAGAAGAACAATGGTAGTTTTATTTGATGCAGATAGTTTAGTGTATTCTTCTTGTTGTGGTGTTGATGACATACTTGATGAAGCTATAGGAAAGTTTGATGAGATATTTATGTCAATTGTAAATAGATTAGAAGAAACATACGAGATAGAAAGAGTAATAACTTTTAATAATAGCAAAGGTAATTTTAGAAAACTATTAGACCCTAACTATAAAGCAAACAGAAAGAAACAAGAACATCCTAAATTACTATTTGAGATGCACGAACACATAGCAGAGATATACTCTACTAAAAACTCTTATGGTGTTGAGACAGATGATTTAGTTGCAACGTATTGGAAAACACTTACAGATGAATTAGGACACAACAACGTAATAATAGTATCACTTGACAAGGATTATAAGCAACTACCTTGCCTTATGTATAACTATCACTACAAACACCAAGAGATAATAGATATAAGTCCTTACGAAGCTTTATATAACTTCTATGAACAAATGATAGTGGGAGATAGTGCAGACAATGTAAACTACTGTAAAGGTTATGGTAAGGCGTACGCAAAAAGATTATTTAAAGATTGCAAGACACATTATCAATTTACAAAAAAGACATACGAACTATTTAAAACAATATATAAATCAAAAGCAAAATTAAAATACATACAATGTTATAACCTTTTAAAATTAAGAACAAAATGAAAACAAAAACAAAACAATTACAAACTGGAACTTTTAACCCATTTTATCCAATCAATGAATTAAAAATGGCAAATGTAAATAGAGAAATTACATTATCACACGCAGAGAACTTTAAATCTAAACTTGTAGATTATGGATGGTTAATGCCAATAGTTGTATCTTCTAAAGGAGATGTTATTGAAGGACACCACAGAATTGAATCAGCAAAGCTTTTAAAACAAAATACTTTACCAGCATATATAATAGACTGGGTAAACACAAGTAAAGAAAGTGAACACCTTAAATGTATAATAAGTTTAAACAATGGAAACAGAGCTTGGAGTATGTTAGATTATTTAAAAGCTTTCTCAAATTATAATGAAGATTATAAATTAGTGTATAATGTTTATAAATCTAACAATAACAATATTACCGTTGGAAATATAATTCATCTTTTTTTTAAACCAAGCAATCAAAATTTTAAAAAAGGTTTAGCTAAAGTAGAAGACATAAAGTTTTCACATTATATTTTAAATAAAATATCTGATTTAAATCAAACATATGGATATAAAAAAATAGTTGCTTATTGTGTTAGAGAATTTATTGCTGTAGCTTGGTACAAAACAAATAAAGATATAAAAACAATAGATTATTTGTTTAAACAATATGAAAAAATGGTAAAATCTAATCATCCATCAGCTACATCAATTCCAGACTTTAGACCTACATTAGAATTATATTTAAATCAATATAATATGATAAAGAAAAATAAATGAAGATACTAAACCTTTATGCTTGTTTAGGAGGTAATAGATACAAGTGGGGAGATGAACACGAAATAACAGCAGTAGAATGGGATGAGGAACTTGCAAGGCTATATCAACAAAGATTTCCTAATGACAAAGTAATAGTTGCAGATGCACACCAATACTTATTAGACCACTACAAAGATTTTGATTTTATTTGGAGTTCTCCTCCTTGCCCAACACATAGTAGATTTAATGTATCTATGAAAACAAAAAGAACAATGAAATATCCAGATATGGCTTTATATCAAGAGATAATATTTCTTAAACATTATTATAGTGGAAAGTGGGTAGTTGAAAACGTAATACCTTTTTATGATTTATTAATAGAAGGTTATAAAAGACATAGGCATATTTACTGGACTAATTTTAATTTACCAAGCATATTATCTAATAGAAAAAATCCAGACTTGGGCAGAACTAAAAACTTAATAGATGCTTTATCAGAATTTCACGATTATAACTTTAAGAAATATAATGGCAAACAAACAATACAAAAAGTAGCAAGAAACCTTGTAGACTATGAAGCTGGTAAAACAATACTTGATACAGTAATGGGTATAAGAACAAAAGAAAATATTAATCAAATAGAATTATTTTAATGAGATGGTTTAAACCCTTAAAAAAAGATAAGCCTAACAAAAAACAAAAGGCTGCAAGAAGAAAGCAAAAGGAAAGGTTTATAGAAGAAGAAAGAAAACCTAAAGTAAAAAGAAATGGAGTATTAATAAAAGACAAAAACAATGAGAGCAACTCAACCACACTATGAAAACGGAAAAGGATATGATGTTATAGATTTTATCAAAGACTACAACTTAAACTTCAATAGAGGAAACATAATAAAGTACATAAGTAGAGCAGACAAGAAGAATCACGAACTAATGGATTTACTAAAAGCTAAAGACTATCTTGAAAGAGAGATTGAATATGTACGAAACACAAGGACTCAAGAATGATATAATATATCAATTTTACTACATCACATTATACGACTACGAGAAAGGAACTGAATTAGAAGATTTAAGAATTATCTTATACGACTATGAAGACAAAGAAATGTACTTGGAATGTGAAGGAATTAAATTAGCAATAGAACAAATAGAATTTACACAATTAATAAAAAATATAATAGATGACAACGAAAGAGATTAAAGAATTAGTAGAAGGCGAGTTAGGATATAGAATAAATGTAAACTCAAGAAAAAGAGACATAGTCTATGGCAGAGCTATATACTTTAGAATATGTAAAGACAGAACAAACCTATCACTAAAGAAAATAGGAGAAACACTAAACCTTGACCACGCTACAGTACTACACTGTATAAACAATATATTCCCTACATTCGAAATGTATAATCCTAAATATATGGAAATATACAATAGAATAATAGCAACAGAGGAATATATACCTAAACACCAAAAACTAAAAACACTACAAGAAGAACACAGAAAATTAGAAACAAGATTTAAGTTCTTAAAACAAATAAAAATAGACCCAAAGTTAAGACCTATATTAGAAACAATACAAGACATACCAGAAGAACAATTCCCAGTAGCAGAATACAGAATAAAAAGAGTTATTAATAGATTAAAAGAATTTGAAGAATAACAAAAACACAATATATTTGTTATATAAAAAATAATTAATAATAATCTTTTTTAATTATGGATAAAAGAAAAAACAACGGAGGACATACAACTGCTGGTAGAAAGCCTAAAGCCGAAGAGATAAAGTTAATCGAAAGACTAACACCACTTGAGCCACAAGCTTATGCAGCTCTAAAAAAAGGAATAGAATCTGGAGAGTTTAAG